GAGTATGCGTTTGCTAAACATCAAAACATATTCCCAGACTTTGGGTTGTCCCCTAGAAGCGGAACAGCAGACGGGGTTATGGGGAAGTTTAAATATGATGTTAAGTCCACTCATTTTCCCAATGGCAGACTTCTTTGCACATTAAAAGAAAATGCATCTGTCGATATATATATTCTAGCAATTGTAGCGGACAGCTCAGTTAACTTCCCCGGATGGGTCTATTCTAGCGAGTTAAGAAAAGATGAGAACATTAAAGATCTAGGGCATGGCAATGGATATGTAATGGATCAATCTAAACTTAGACGTTTCAAGGAGGATGCTCATGACGGAACTATTGGTGTGGTTAACCCTAACAGTGTACTTCGAATCTAGGTCTGAGCCTGACAAGTGTCAACAGTATGTGGCGGATGTAGTCATGAACCGGTCTCCAGACATGGACGTAAGGAAGACTGTGTTAGCCCCATACCAGTTCTCATGGGTTCCAGAGAAGATGGAGAACGGAGTCTTGAAGCCACAGTTCAGACCAGATATAAACAGTGAGCATTGGAAGAGGGCGGAGAGTTCTGCTAAGGCTTCGATCTATTCGACTAAGCGATTCAACGCTACCCATTTTCATGCTACCTACATTCCAAAGCCAGCAAGCTGGAACAACCTAAAATTAATAGCAACCTGTGGACTCCATCACTTCTATGTATAACAATGACGGTCACTGAATGGAAACGATATCTGCATGATATCGGCTGTATCGTGTGTATTAACACACTAGGCGTTAGCTCACCTTCTGACATACATCACATTCATAAGAACGGTCGGAGGATAGACGATCTCCACACTATCCCGCTATGCCCCATGCACCATAGGGCTGGCTTTAATAACAAGCAGTTTGTCTCACGCCATCCGTGGAAGGCAGAGTTTGAATCCAGATACGGTACGGAGTGGGAGCTTTTCGAGCAGATAAAACAACATGTTAAAGTTCTGTATGAGATGTCAGAAGATGTTTGAGAAAGAAGACATGCTGCCGAAGTACGGATTCACCGGACGGAGAATAGGATCTCAGTGCGCGGCATGTAAGAAAAAAGAAGAGGCAAGAAGGAAACAGGAGCGGCTTAGTCGAGCGCCTTCTTAACGAATTGTATATTCTTCGTTACGTTTATTTCTGCATCTTTAATATTAGACTCTATCTCAGCAAGATTGTCTGGGTCCATCTTAGACCGTCTTGCTTCTCTTCTGAAGGTTCTTAGGCTGCTCATCTCTTCGTCTAAGCCCTTTATGTAGTCCTTGATACCCAGCAGCTTCCCGCCTCTACCGCCTTGGAATACAGCAAGCTCTTCGTAATCTCCCTGTCTCTCTAGGAAGTTAACAGTCTTCACCGCAGTATCCACTTCCTTCTTCAGTTCGTAGTAGGCGTTGATTGTTCCTGAACCCTGCTTGGTGGTCATGAAGCGTTTAAACACAGGCATCTGCTCTAGCGTCTTGGTCGCCTTAACGTCATCACCCTCACCACGCATGGCGGCATCTAGCATCATGACTGCGTATGTTCCAATTGTTCCAGTGTATCCACGAATCAGGTTATCTATTTTCAGAGGAGACTGATTTGTTTCTTTGCCTACCAACTGAGCCAGCAGGGATGTGCTTGGGTTAGCTTGGTAAGGCGTGTAAACATCCTCCATGCCCTTCCCTACAATCGGCTGACCTGTAAAGAACGAGTAGTTGGCTATGTTCTCAACGATAGGCATAGCAACATGTGGGATTGGATTCATCACCAGCGTAGAGGTGACGTTCCTAGCGATGGACTGTCTTAGGTCTGCCCCTGTATCCATGCCCCAGACATGTTGGTAGATGCGCTCAGGGAACACTTTAAACAACACACCCAATTCAAATGGGATTGGTATTCTTCCTAAGCCGCCCAGTATCCAGTAGTTATCTCTCTCTTCTGGGGTGGCATTCTTGTATTCTTCTGTGTCTGAGGCTAAGGCAAGATACATGGCTGTTAAGCCAAGTATCGTTAGGGATCTGGTCGCAAACAGTTTCTTCTGTTTCTGATTATGTACGGTGGCTGATCGCCCAAAGCCTGTCCGGTACAGAACATCCAGCCCCTGTATACGAGCGTTCATGAATGGCACAAGAGCCGTTACGATTCTGATCAGGGCTGAGTTACCCTTGCGGCTGAAGTTCATGATCTCTAGCGCTTGATAGGTTGCCTCTGCCTCATTTCCTGTTTCCTCCAGAACCCTCTTGTAGACCTCTGAACGAGTCGCTAGGTCAGAGATATGCGCTCCCTTGTCCAGAACATCCATTATCTTAGAGATGGGCATGAGAGCCTTCTCTGCTCCCGTCTGAGTACCTGTACGCTTACGGAGTTCTTTCTCTACAGCAGCGGCTGAGGACTTGGTGTCCCCTGCAAAGTCATATCCTGTGAAGTACCCAGACCTAGCCAAAGCTGCGGCTTCTGGGTTAGACCCAAGCATAGCTTTCCCTGCCTGTTTAAATGTATCAAACAGCGGAGTCATGTTTACACCGGACGTTACCCAAGCCTGCATCGAGTCTCTAGCCAAGTTAGCCAGCATGAAGCCGGGGTCTTTGGTCACCATGTCTCTCAGGAAGTTGGCTGGCTTTGCTAATATTTCAACAAAGGGCAGATGAGGAGCATCTAGACCTTTGAGAGCTTCATAGACCAGACTGTCATCCACCTTGTAGAACTTGGTAACGCCTGCTTGTTTAATAGATACGATGTCGTATCCCTTGGTTGCAGGTGGGACTTCAGAGGCTTGGTTTAAACGCTGCAGATCTCTGATGGTACGTTGTCCTGCTACGTTCTTCATGCCAGCCTCAATAGCCGCACGAGAATTCCGTATCACTGTTTCCATGAAGTCGGCTAATGGAGCCTCCCCACCCTTCAACTCTTTGGGTTTCTTAACGCCTGAGATAGAGCTGAATATAGCTGGAGCGTTTATACGGTCTCCATCCATCTGGCGATAGAAGGGAATGTAGTCCCAGTTCTTCGTCCAGAGTTCTGCTTCTTTAGCGGAGATAACTCCAGTGTCCTTCATGAACTGGACCAGACCATTGTTGTACTGCTGGTACTCAGCGAAGACTTGTTTAAACTCTGGATGCATCTTCTCCAGAATCTTGCCGCGCTCTATGTCTTCCTTGGTGAAGTTCTGTTCACGGGTTGAGGTGATGGTCTTGCCATCTTTCCCTACCCTTGTTTCATACATGAGCCTGCTGCCTCGGCGTGTGCCAGCATAGAACTGGAACCGCTGGAACATGTGTGCGCCGCCTTTCATTATCGGCTCTAGGATTGGGATCAAGCCCCTGACAATGCTGTTCTCAGGAACTGAAGCGAACCCATTCTTATATACAGGCGGACCGTTAACAAAGGAGGAGGCAGCTATGCCTGCGGCTCGGTCAGCAAATACAACGGCTGCTATCGCAGAGCGATCAGCATGGTATTCCTGTTCTCCGAACTGAAGAGCAGACTCTCTGGTGAGATTAGAAATAGAGTCAGCGCCATGAATGAATGCCTGTCTAAACGCAGTGAAGGATCTTGGAGAGAATGCCGCTGCTATCCTGTCAGACCAGCCTTCATTCTTTCTGGCGGTAGTGGTGCGGTTAATAGCCGCAGTCATGTCTGGGCTTAGGTCGGAATTTTCCTCGTCCCATTTGCCTTGTGGTTTTGTTTGAGCAGAGTTGGATCTAATGGAATACCTGACATCATCATTGCTGCGAGAGAATGCTCCGGTATTTCCTACAGCAGACTTAACTTGGTTAGGGCTGTATACAGCGAGGTTCTTGCGACCAGCCTCTTTAGCATAGAATGAATCAAACCCAGCCGCTTTGATTGCCTTCTGTATGTCAGGGGTTTCTATGGTTTCCCAATCCCCCCTTTCAAGTCTAGCCAAATCTCTTCCTTGAAGCACTTTTGCTGCAACTTGGTCTTCCTTAGCATGTCTATTTGTTACTGTCTGTTTAAGAATTTTCATATGAGCAGGGTTCTCATAATCAAATGTATTCTCTGCCCTTACATACAAAGGCATGATGTTCTCGCCAGAATTTAGCTTATCTAGAACAAATTCTTTTGTGGCTTCATTAAGCGCATCGACTTTCCATAACCCATCATCGCTTTTGCCACGGTAGCCGTTGAATTTAGGATCGTTATATATCTTTTCACGAATAACTTTAAGCTCCGCTTGATGCTTTGGGCTTAATAGCTCATCTGAATGTTGAGACATCCATACGGCTGATAAAGCAGAAAAATCTTCTGCGAACTCAGGATCTTCCGTTAAGAAGATAGCTTCAGCCCTCTTGGGCTTGAACTTAGAGATATCTTGAGCCGTGCCGTGATACCAGCGCTTTGGAGTTCCGTCTGCGTTTACTTGCTTGGAGTCACGGAACCATTGTTTAAACTCTGGGGTTTTTGTTTGGCGGAGGGAGAACCTTGGCTCTTTGCCTTCGGACCTAACCGCTTCTCTGGCAGAAGACTTGAAGGATTCACGGACATCGTCCAGCCTTCTGAGTATATTGGATCGTCCGGCTTCGCTAGTTTGAAGCCCTTTGATAAGATCTTCTCCAGCAGGCTGCTCTGTCCAGTCATGATATGGGTACTCCGATTCTGCGCCAAACACTGAAGTGTCTTCTAGTTCGGCAATCTCGTTAATCTTAGTTTCAAACCGCTTTGCAATATCTGCAAACCCTTCAGCAGACTCAACAAACGCATCTGATCCAGTGTAGTTTATCAGAACCAATTCATTGGCACGGGTCTTTGTATATCCAGCCAATGGACCAAGCTCTTCTTGAAGAGCTTTAAACATCTTTCTTTCTTGCGTCAAAGTTAGCTCTTTGCGTTTAAATCTAAACCGATATCCTAGCTGCGCTTTGTCAGCCAGAGCTGGGTCTGCTCGGAAGAATGGAACTGCATCTTGTTTAAATGCATAGGTCATTGCTTGCGACAAGGCCATTGCATCTTGCTTGGCTATCGCTGGGTCATCATGATGAACATGAACAATTAGATTAGGGGTGATGCCTCCAGCATATCCTCCGCTCCCAACTGATACCCTAACTTTGCTTTTAAGGTTAAGCGCCCGAGCCATTCCTTGAATAGCGCCTGAGTCTAGAATTATCTTGTTTAAATCTTCTTTGGCTTTATGCTTTAATTCTGCGACCTGTCCCATCTCAGAAGATACGGATGGTATGACTTCTCCGGTTATGACATGAGTCTCTGCTCTAGTTTCTGCGGATGGTTTCTGTAGCTTCGTTGTTACAGGTAGGGGAGTTGTGCGCTTACCCAGTAGATGAGAGTAATCTACGATTGCCATCTCCATTGCGTACTCACGCAACTGAGCATCACTCAGAGCCTTCTTGTAACCCTTCGCACGATAACGCTCAAATATTGTCTTAGCTTTTTGTGTTATCCAAGAGGCAGCTTGAACTTGTCTAGCTGGCAGATTCCGTTTGCTTGCAACCAACCTAACCAAGTTCTCAGCCAATTCATACTGAGCGTCTGTAGGGGTGTCGCGGTCAAACAGCATCCGTGTCATGTGGAGGTCAATGGTAGAACGACCGCTGTCCTTTCCTTCCATTGCATCCATGAAGTTCGAGTAGAAGGTATTTGTCTTACGACCATCCCAGTCAATACCAAAATTCAGTAGGTCGCTAACAGCCTTATTCTCTCTTCCTGTGCCAACCTTAATCTCAGCACCACGGGCAAACTGCTCCCATGCTTTAGATGCTTTGGTAAAGTTAGCAGCAACCTCTGTATTGGCTGAGGTGATTGAAATGATTTGGAAGAACTTCTCAGCAAGAACCTTGTCTCCATTGAAGGCATTCAAGATGGCTTTAGCCGAATCTTCGTACCATTCCTTTCCTTTAATTCCCTCGTTAGTGTATTGCTGTAACTTCTTAACAGCCGCTCTAACGTCCTCTAGAGTCTTCCCAGACTCCATCCCTGCAATCCTCTCGCCAACTCTCTTGACCAGTCTCTCAAGCTCACTAGCGTAGATACGAGCTTGCTTCTCACCCAACGGTTTAGGTGGTCCTTCTCTCAGAGAGAACGCTCCTGTTGTTGTGGTTGTAGATGGTTTTGAGGTGTCCGTATATCCAGCCTCATCCTTGCCAAGGAGTTTTGATATCTTGTAAAGGGCGTGCGACTTAGAGTCAGCTACAGTTCTATGCCCAGTACTGGAGTCCTTCACGATATATCCAGCCTTAGTTCCGGTCATCGTTATATTCGGATGACCAACAACAGACCAATCCGCTTTACTCGTTCCCATCCCGTTGCCGCCCCATACCCCCGAGCCGGTCTTCTTGAGCTTCACTGACTTGTCATAGGGATACTCAAACGCGCCGTATTTAGGCTCCATAGAGGTTGGCTCTCTGGTGGCGGGTAAGCGACCAGCCTCCACCTTGCTAAAGATACTATCGGCTGTATGGAACCCAATCCCGTCAAGGCTGTTGCCTAACGCTTCCATGAAGGACTTGATCTTGTTAAACACAGCGCCGATAAGACCTGCTGGAGGCTTGGTCTGATCAAAGTCAGAGAATGCGTCAGCAATGGCTTCTTCAATCAATGCCTCTGGGCTGAGGTTTAAACCCTGATACCTTTCAATGATATTGTATTTGCTGATCCACTCAGACTTGGCTTTGTTCTCTAGGACTCTCAGCTGGTCTTTAGAGAAAGCACCCAACTCTATAAGGGCATGGACACCCTCATGCCTTAGAACCCTCATTGGTTTCTCGGCATCTATAGCAATCTTTATTAGCTTCTTGGAATACTCGCCGTCTGCCGTAGATTCGTTGCTTGCTCTGATTGCGTTAACGATGTTTAAATGCAGATCACCCAAGCCAAGACGAGTCATCAGCGGACGAAGCTTTCTGTCTAACTCTGCTGCCTGTTCTTTGAAGCGTCCAGTAAACATACCGGCACTTAACAACCTTTCTTCTGCCTTTTTGTTACCAACCATATGAGGTTCGCGTATACCCTCTACAGAGCCGTATCTAGCCTTCAGCTCATCCTGAGCCATGACGCTCAACTCAGCGGCTAGGTTGCCCTTCTGGTTAGGCGCAGCGGCTATTATCTGACGCAGGGTATCGTCAGGAAGTTTAGACACGGCATGTGCTTGCGCTTCTTCTCTACTGTCGAATGTTCCGGCTGCCTCGTTGTTATCGTACAGAGTGTAGTCAGACTTGGTGGTGATCTTCTCACCTCTAGGCTCCACCGTCAGAGGCTCTGCCAAATTCTCAGCGGCTGCGTTTAAACTCTCTATCTTAGCGAGCTTTGCTTGGTTCTTGCTTTCTAAGCCTGCAGCCTTGGTCTGATACTCAATGGTATTGGTCAGTCCCTGAGCAGCCATTGTGTCTAGCTCGGTCTGGCTCTGGGCAATCTGGTCCCCTAGTTTAGCCGCCTCTCTGGTGTTCCTGACCGCAAGACCCTGCCGCGCAGTGGCAAGGGTGTCGAGTCTTGACTTAGCCTTTTCTTCGGTTGCATGTTCTTCTAGATCACCCTGCGATGTCTTAATTACATAAGACTCAGGCACAGAATCAGATGCGTATGTGTTCTCTCTAACGTCAGGACCGCCAGCTACCTTGTTGGCGTTCGGAACATGCACATTGATATTAGTCGTCCCGTCTGGGTTGGGGTATGACTTTGCGTACAGGTCGCCCCGACCGGCTGCGGTATGCAGTAATGACTCTGCATCCACATCGTTCTTCAATCCAGTGTAGCCCTTGATCTTATCGATAGTGTCCGCTAACGAGAGAGCGTTGTCTTCTGTATGGTCAGCGTTTAAATTCTTTATCGCTACATCGTATTGCTCTTCCGAGAAGCGCGTTGCGCTTGTGCCTGCCAGTTGCAAAGGAGTCTTCGAGATAGGCAATGCACTGACAGCTTTGATAGCAGAGAACAGTTGAGGAGGACTCATACTGTTTAAATCATCCGTTCCTGTAGACCTACGAAGGAAATCTCTGAACCCTTGCGAGTTAGCATCTACATTCTTCTGTCCGGCGATGTTTAAAACGGTTGCTATGTGCTGAGGAGCATTAGCTACATCTGTATCGCTAGGGACAAACCCCATCTTCTCTGCAATTAGATTGCTGATTTCTTGCTGAGGCATACCGGCATCAGACAGATCTTCTACAGAGAACGCCTTCAGTAGAGGCTTGCCTGCTTCTGCCCTTGTTTTGTTAATGAATGCCAGATGATCTGCGTTTAAACCTGCTGACTGGGTTGTGGTCCCGTCATCAGCAACGGTCTGCTTCTGGGCTGAGAAGTTGCCTAACGGGTTGTAGATAGGATGCTTGTCTTGTGCAGCCGCCATCTTCTCTTTAGGGCGTGAAGCAGCATCTGCATCAGCGGTATCCTTAGCCGCCTGCATAGCTTTATCCAACTCTTCCTTATCCTTCTTGGCTAGGCTTGCTTGGTAGGCTTTGCGGATGTCCTTCCTGAGAACTAGATCCAGACCTACTTGAGCTACTGCTCCTACCCCAGCACCCATTGCCCCTTCTTTAAGGGCTGATCCGCCGATCTCTTGGTCTGGGTTGTATATCTGTTGAGCGGCTATGTCTTGCAAGACTCCAGAGCCTGCTTCCTGTACGCCTTCTACAGCGCCCTGCTGTAGCGCTCTCTTGCCATAAGCAAGCGCAGTTAAGTCAGAAGGTTTAGACAGACCCTTAGTGGCTCTGAATAGATTCTGTATTGGGAGGAGTTCTGTTAGACCGATAGGAGCGCCGGTAGCCAATGCTCCGAACTCTTGACCGGGGCTGATTATCTTTCCTTCAGCACGAGCGGTCTCTACCCGCTGACGGGCTTCTTCTGCCCCTAGACCGGCTGATTGAGCCACCGCTACAGGGGCTGCTGCGCGAGGAGCAACTCCCTTTATTACTGTCCCAAGCCCTCTTAAACCAGCTTGCGGACCAAGCATTGATCCGAATGTACCCAAGCCATGTGCAAACTGAGACCCAAGACCTTCATCGGTCGGGGCTAATGATTGCTCTGTTTCTGTGACGGATTTGCCAAAGCCCGTCTCTGCAAACGGAGTCATCTCTGGATTGAAATAACGAGCAGCGGCGTATGGGAGAGAGCTTAACCCCCCTACAGCTTGGACCAGACCAGACCCAACTCCCCTTGCAATATTCCTTGGAGCGTTTAAAGCCTGACTAAAAGCTGTAGGTGGAGGTGGGAATGCTTCTGGATAGGCGCGTTGTGCAGCCTCTAGAGCCTTGGCTCTTGGAACATTATCATGAATTAGCCCACGAGACCCGTCCGGCAGATCTATTTCGTATGCCATTATTGAGGTAGTACCAGTTGAGCGCCCGGACCACCAACCCCTCTAAGTGGATTAGAGACTTGCTGACCCGGAACCCCCGGTATACCAGTCTGGTTCATGTTTGCAATATATTGATTGGTTAAGTCTCTCAACTTCTCAGCATACCCCGGCTTGTTTTTTTGACTAATTAATTCCATTGCCGCCTGCTCTTGAGCCTTAATCAATACTCTTGGGTCGATATCTGCAGCTCTAACTCCAGCGCCAGCTCCAGATCTGTAATATTCCCCTAACCCAGCATGATATTTACCTGTTTGTTCTAGAGCATAAATTTCTGCAGGAAGCTTTTGCCCAGCCTGCCTTACCTGCTCTTGTACGTTTGCAAGCTGCCCTTGTTGATAAGCAGCTTCATTCCCATATTTATACATCTCTAGCGCACGTTGTTGCGCTGTCTGACCGATCTGTTGTTGGGCTAGGTCCTGCATGAGCTGTTGATGAGCAAGGTTCTGCCTAACGTCAGTCATCGAGTCCTCACCAGCGCGAACATTTGCCATGTTCTGACGGTAAGCCAGCATACCTTCTTCTGCTCCCTCGCCAAAATAGCGCCCCGGAGACTTGGATTTTAGAACTCCAATGCCAGCCATCATCAGGGCTTCGTTCAGCGCAGACTTCCTGCGGTCTTTTAGATTCTGGGTGCGCTTCCCAATCTCTTTCTCTGTCTCGCTAAATCTTTGCGGAACATTTTGACCAAACATTCCAATAGCCTTCTGACCTGCGGCAGCAAGCTGCTCATCAGTTGGGATGGCAGGAAATGCCATCTGCTGCTGCGGACTCACAGGCACAACCGCTGCTTGAGCAACTTTAGGAGCGGCAGGCTTGGTACTTGGTGGGGTCTGTTTCTGGGCTGCAAGGGCTGCCTTCTGATCCCGAATGCTTTGCTCTGCAGCAGCTAAACGATCTTTAGCAGGGGGCAGCTCAGTAATTGCTTTAGGATAAGGCACTTGTCCCGGTGCGCTTTCCAGAAGCGCATCTTTTCTAGCTTGAGCCTCACGGTCTTCTCTTTTCTTTTTTTCTGCAGCAAGATTGGCTATGGCTTGATCCCGACTGTTGGTCAAGAAACTAAGCGGAGACGGGTCATAATAGCTTGGATCGCCAGCCACATAACTCCCATCCTCTCCAGCAAACCTCTTAACATCACCACCCTCTTGGAATGCAACTAACCCACCGCCAGCCATACGCTTACGGGGGGAAGCCACTGCATCTGTAGCGGCTAATGAACTAGCCTGTGGGGTAGCCATCAGACCAGCAGCAGGCATCTGAGGTATCTGCGGAGGCATCTGCGGAGGCATAGGCATCTGAGGAGGCAGAGGCTGTTGTTGTGGTGCTGGCTGTTGCATTTGAGCAACAGCAGACATCATCTGTTCCCTATTAGGCTGAGTCAGATCTTCTACAACGGTAGACTTAGGATCATTCTTCAGCGCCCTATCTCGCATTCCTTTGCGTCTAGTTAACTCTGAGATGACCAGATATGCTGGGTAAGCGCCTGTAGGCTGCTGTACCTCATTCATCAGGTAATGATCAGGAACGTCCTTTAGGTTGTTTGAAAGCTCTATGAGATTCATTATTTCATTCCTTCTCTAGCAAGACCAGCGGCTAATAGACCAGCCCCGCTCATCTGCTGGGCTAGACTTGGTTGAGCTTCATATATTGTCTTGCCGCCTGTAGCAGCAAGATTTGCACTCCCACGCAATAGATCCGACATGAACCCGAGCTGTTTGTACGGGTACGCCTTTTGCTCTATATAGTTCTGATAAGCAATCTCAAGAGCTTGTTGCTGTTGCTGCTGATCCATTGCACCAAAGGCTTCTTGTGCTTTAGCTAGGTCAATACCGGCTGTCTGCTTCTGAGCGCCTAAGTTACCAAGACTTGTAGCTGCGGTGATGGCTTGGTTAGATCCTTGCAGACCAGCGGTTGTCCCGAACTGCCTAGACTGCTCTGCTGCCTTTTGAGCGTCCATAGACAACTGAGCGTCTCTAGCTGCTGATGACTCACCAAAGGTTGAGCCATACTGTCTAGAGGCTTCTGCGGCTTTCTGAGCATCCATCATTGCTGCTTGATTAGCTAGTTGAGCCTGAGTGCCATACTGAAGGTTCTGCCCTTGTGCTGTCATAGCACGACCTTGGTCGCGTTCAAACTGAGCCTGTGCGTTCTCATATGCAGACTGCAGACCTTGAGCCTGTATACCGCCTAACTGAGAGCCTAACGCCCTTTCTCTTTCTGTCTGACCAATAAGCTGTCTGGCTCCACCGAACGTACCTTGACCAGCAGCGGCTAGGTTTGCATTCTTCTGAACAATCTGTGCATCCCGCATTGCCATAATTTTCTGCTGATCTACAACCGCCTGCATGTAAGGAGAGGTGTACTGTGCTACTTGATCCGCGCCAAAGGTAGCGGATGTTGCTCTCTCAGGGGTGACTGTAGCTGCGTTAAACGCTGTAGGCGAATAAGACCTTGTTGCGTAGTTAGTCCCAAACCCTGAAGGGGCATAGTTACCAGCGCCCAGCCCCGCTACCCCGCCTGCTGTAGCCATATCTGTTGCTGTGCCAAAGTTAGCAGAAGGAGTCATTGCTGCCGCAGACCCTCTAGCAGCCATTTGCTCTGGAGTGGCTAGAGCAAGACGATCTCCCTTGTATGCCTGATATGCGGCTCCCGGAGAGCCTTCTGGATTAACGCCAGTTATAGCGCCTGCCTGCCCCAGCATCGCTTCCATGTATGGCTTGGCGTATTCTGGTACGGATACCTGAGATGTCTGGGTAGGCATTGGAGGAGGAGGGCTTGGAGAGCCTCCGCCTTCTAGGGTCATCCCCAGCCTGCCGCATCTTGGTTTAAACGCTCCCTCTGGGAGCATTGAGAAATGGTTGTATATCATGCTGTCACCTATTTAAAGAATCGTTGGAACGAGATGCTTTGTACTTCGTATCCATACTTCTTTATTGCTCTTGACCATCCCGGTCTGCCAGTGAATTCTATCCCTGCACATCCTGCAGCCTTTGCATAGCCCTCTGCCAACTCCTGCATCCTGTCAGACACCTGCTCCATTACATGTGGTTCCATCGCACAGTACTGAATAGCAAACATCTTACATTGATGATACTGCTTAACCTCAGTTATCAAGTGACCGTATATATTCTGGTCATCCATAACTACCCACAGTTGCATTTGACGAGAGAGGATGAATGACAGTATATCGTCAGCGGTCGCTCTCCCCATCGTCCATTCTTCTGATACCTTCAGATACGGTAGAATCTGCGGGAGGATGGAGCAAACCATTCCCGGTGGTACTAATGACAGATCCATCATCTAGGCAGATACTTTTCTGCTTTGATTTGAGGAGACTGCCTCTTGCGTCCAGTTCTTTCTTGTCTAATCTTGTCCATCATTGCGTAGAGCTTTTCTGCCCCTGCCTTGCTTGATCCGTTCCCTATGTGGGAGACAACGTCTGCTGGTATAACAAACTCTCCATCAGCCAACCTAGCTGGCTGCTTGGTTCCTATCATAGCAGGTATGTCGTCACTCATCCCATCTCCGCGACCACTCAGGAAGTTACCGCCTCTATGTAGGCTTAGTAGACCTCCTTGAGCCGCTTTGTATGGAGTTCCTGCAGCATAACTGCTTGAGTATCTGATCTTCTCTCTACCGCTTGGATCTGCTTCTTGTTCAGAGGTATCTTCTTCGGAATAGGTGTAGGGGCGAATCATTGTTTCTGAGATTGGATTCACCCCGCTCCCGCTACTTGGAGGCATCATCTGCGCCAGACCTAGACCACCTAGAGCAAGATCCATTTTGTTATCCATTACATAATCACCAGCCTTTTGCAAAGGTGTTCTGTGTGCGGTGGAGTCTGCAATAGACTTCATCATAAGATCAGTTCCCGCCTCATTAACGGGACGAGAAAGGTTTGTAACGGATGGGTTTAAAGGCGCCTTGGCAGGGTTTGGCGCGCTTCCGACAACATTAAATGGGCTTGATTCGGGAACAACATTAGATGTATAGGCGTTGTTTGATTTTGAAACTGGAGTCTTGACCGCATCAGTAGAGATGGATGTGCCACGGTTCATTGGGCTAGCTTCAGGAGAAATGCTTCTAGGTATAGGCTTTGGCTCTGCTACAGAAAAAAGGTTTGGCTGTGCGGCTGGTGTCTCTGCTTGGAGAAGGATCTGTTGCTTTCCTTTAGCAAGACCTTCTTTAGATGCCCCTTCAACCCCTTCTTTGCCTGCTGTTTTAACCCCTTCCTTTGTTGCCTGCTTGAGACTCTGCTCTGCAACTAATGGGGCGGCTGTTGTTGCTAAAGTCCCACCTATTCCACCTGCGGCTGGAAGAGCCATAGTTCCCAATGTACCCAAGCCACCAGCGCCCGCTGATGCGCCTAAGCCACCAAGACCAGCGCCCCCTGATGCGCCCAAGCCACTTCCGACAGTTAGACCTGTGGTCCCAAGACCAGCGCCACCTACTCCGGTAGCACCAAGACCGCTTCCAACCGTTAGCCCTGTGCCGGTAGCTCCCAAAGATGATCCAGCAGCACCAAAAGCTGCTGGCAGGGTTGTTGCTAATGTTGGCACTGCTATCGCTGTTGCTCCTGCTGCTGTTGCTGCTGCCGCTGTTGCTGCCGCTGTTGCTGCTGCTGCTACTTGTGCAGCCGCTGCTCCCGCTATCGCTGCCGCCTGCATTGCTGCTACGGTTGTCCCCGCTGCCGCTGCTGCTGCTATGAAAGACATAATGGGTTTCCTTTATACTGTAAAAATTCTTGGTAACTGCCAATAGTCAATTCATCCTCAGCTTTTTCAACTTCAGTTTCTTCCGTCCCGCAAATTGTTGTCCATACAGTATCTTCATGCGTGAACCCAGCGCGTTTGATGCCAGCCGGTGACTCAAACATATCACCTGATTTCAGACGCTTCCAGCCGTCCTCAGTCAATACTGAAATGTCACCCTTGACGACAATATTTACCTGCTTGAATTTATGCATCTTGCCAATGATGATAGAGCCTTTTGGCGCTGTCATTTCACGGACGTAGACTTTATTACCGAAGCAATGGCGTAATGGGGCTTCAACTTGCGGCATCTGCTTTAATGCGGCTTCAATGACAAACAGCTTTTCGATCATGTCTCCGCTCATCGCGCTCATAGTGGCAGTAAATTCTACCATTTCGCTCGATGTAGTCTGGGGGTCTATTAGCTGCATAGTTACATTATCCTCGCCTGCATTTAAACGTCAAGGTATTGCTGATACAAACTGCAACGTAGCTATGACTCCGGGAGACTGTGGAGTGGTAGGGGTAGACCCAGCGGCTATAGTTGCAATACTTATTCCTAAATCATCTCCATGCCACATGATCTCCAAGAAATCAGCAGCAGCTAATTGGATCATGTAGTTTAGTCCCGCAATGAGTCGTCCATCTATCCCGCCATGACTGCTGTGGATTGTAAAGGCGCTATTGCTATTAGCTATACCTGCTCCAGTAGGGGTAGTTGCGTTCTTTCTAAACCAAACATCAATGTTATGAGCCGCAGTGTCAGTATTAATAAACTGAGCGCTGAACTGTAAGTTATATATCCCTGCATTGGTCACAGTGAGCTTAGTTGCCATAGCGCCAGTTAAGGCTCTTGAGGTCACTGTTTGAGACACAGAGACGGTATACGTCCCTACGCCACCGCTTGTACCTGTTAGCTGGTCAACAACGTAGGTGTTAGCGGTAACCGTGGTTCCTGCTATTAACATGCCCGGAAAGACAAGCCCTGTTAACCCAGAGGCTACAGTTAGAACGGTAAGAGCTATTGAGCCTGTGAAGGCAGCAGATCTAGAGCCAACCGATACCCCGCTAGATATGTCTGTAGCTGCAAGGCGCATCGGGTATTCAGTGGTTACGCTTCCACCAGCTTGATTGGTTGTATCGTAGAACGATCCATAGGGCAGAGTTATACCTACCCCCGACCCGGTAAAGTCTCCGCCTACAAAGTGATCCCCAGTAAACGTAGTGCCGTCAAAAGCGCCGCCGGTAAACTGATCCCCTATGAACTCTCCGCCATAGAAGAAGTCACCCCTGTAAGACTGATTGAAGAGAGGGGCATTAGAGTCTAGTTTATTGAAGTACAGCTCAATCACTCGAATGAGCTGAAGCATGTACTCCCTGTCATATTCTGGCTTAGGGTTAGGTAGAGGAGACGCTCTGAATGACACCATTGCCATTAGCGTTCTCCGTCTGTCCTGCCATCAAGCCTTGGCGTACCCAATGCCCACTGCGTTCCCAATCCATCAGAGCTAATCTTTAGAGCTAACTGTCTAGCCCTAGCTCTAATAAAGATCTGTTCCGTAAATGTATCTACTGTTGTAGAAATGATACTGGCTGAGTCATCTACATCACTAGCAAATGATGATCCCGGAAAGTTCCTAGACTTCATTGTGAAGGTTGCTTCAGGAGCCGCTGCGGTTGAGTTATCAAATGAGACATCAGGAATGATCCGCTTGATAAGGGTAAATTTATCCCCTTCATTGATATCAAAGTCATTCGACTGGATATAGGACTCCATAGCGAGTCCATCATCGTCTATGCCATCCTCTTGGTTTAGTAGAGTCCCAATCTGAGTATCAAGGTCTGTATTAACAGACTGCGGATGATCTCTCAAAGGAGAGTCCAGCCAAGCCGTTCTCTCTATGTTTCCGTAGTACCAGACCTTCTCAAGATGGTTATAGATAACATACTTGTCGTTTGTCTGGCTGTTTAAACTTGGATACATCCACCAGACTTCATTAAAGCCTTCGTTAGTTCCTGAGATAATTTGCTCGGCTTGATTAAAGTTCATGTCATTAAAGACATAGTTTCTTAATGTCGTTGGCAATGTATCTACCCGACCAGAGTAAGAATAGAACTTATCTCTACCCATCCAGTAGGTAATGTTGTTAACTGTAGTTACGGCTCTGCCGCTAAGTATTGATATATTGTCTGCATATTCCTGCAAGGAGAATACGTCTGTTGTTCCTGTGAACTGAAGGGTATACAGATGGGTGTCGGTAAAGACCAAGATTTCCTGCCTTGTTGCCACTGCCCTTATGATTCTAGATCCTCTAGATACACGCAAGAATCCGGCTGATGTTGACGCACTAACAAGCCAGTTAGATGGCTCATTTTGGTTCGCCCATCTAATCAGCAATGGATCTAGATCATCTGGGCTTGTTGAGCCGTAAGGAATCGACCCAAAAGATATCAGATGTTTATCATTCTGCGATATGAGAATCTGCATTGCAGCCACAGGAACTAGGCTTGGATCAAAACCATCGTCTGTTGCCACATCCTGAAGACTTATAGCATGGGTGGCTAATGAGTCCGTTGGATCTGGAGTAGCTCCTCTAGACCAATAATAAATTGGTCCATTGCGGATATTCATAACTAAGTCATTGTTGAAGTTATCAAACCACCAATCTCTCTGTTGGGTCAGAACTGGCACTATAGATCCCGAACCCCACCCGCCCCGACCCCATGCTCCTGCACCCCATCCGTAACCATATACCCCAATAGCATCACCCGGAGTTATCTCATAACCGGCAACGGTAGCGGCTCCTTGGGCTGATTGAGTGCCTGCGCCTGTTGTGGTGATGTTTATAGCCGCACCACCAAGAGTTAAAGAGAGTTCGCAGGTTAAGCCAACCGGAGTTATCACATAATACTTTGTGTTAATGACCAGAGGATTTGGCAGGGCAGAGGTTGTGCTTACATACAGAACATTATTAAGAACCGGCGTGTATGTAGTGAATGTAATAACGTCTGATACATTGGCGGTAAAGACGTTAGTTGATGCGTCTACAGAGGTTGCAATAACAGGCAGACCCGTGTTCGGGTCTTTAGCTGTAATGGTATATTGAGTTCCGCTGACAGCGTTGTCTATCAGATAGTTCTGATTAAGAACTGCAGCGGTCATGTTCCCACCCAGACCCAATGCTCCAGTGAAGGTTACATAGTTTCCAGTAACAGCAGCATCGGTTGCATCATTAATAGTAAGGGTAGAAGAACCTGCGGTAGCTACAAAGGTTGGAGCGCCTGCAACAGAAATATCGGAATAAGGGGTGATGTCGCTGAAATTGCCACCTACCTCAATATAGACCTTTTGATTGGTCCCAAGACCAAGCATGTTGTCAGAGAAGGTAGTGATCCAGCCCCACATCTGACGGCATGTGCCTAACATAGTGGTGGTGGTATATTTTCTCCACCCGCCTAGCTTCTGTGGATAGCCTGAGAAGAAACGTACCTTGTCACCATCCCACCAGCCGCCTTCACCAGTGTAATTGGTCTGATCTCGGACGACTCCCGGTCTGAACTGCAGTCTCTGGAATGCCATTATGCGTATAATCCCGGTAGGTATACGGTCTTGATATCCTTCCTGACCGCAGTTAATGCTTGGTTTATCAAGCGTTCTGGATTGTATGATACATGAACCCAGCCGCTATCAGGGATACCTCTTGTGTAGAACTCCAAGATGACCTGTGTGAACTTAAAATTCTGAGAGATATAAGAGGCAAGATCATAATTAGCCATTCCCGGTATCTCTAAATCTGCAGCACATCCAGTCATATGGTCAGAGGTCTTAGAGCCGCCTGTAGCCTCGTTAACAGCCTTACATCTGTAGCCGCTATTAATCTTAACTCTGCCAAACTTATCTCTAATCGGCTGCAATATCTTCTCGCATAGAACCCGTAGATTCTCTATCTCTGCCTTGGTTGGGATATTAGGAATGTTTAAACGAAGGGCAGTCTCGCTCTTGACAAGCTCTTCTAGGGTGAAGTTCTTGGAGAGGTTCATTCTACTAATGCCTGCTTTCTAACCCAGTCTTGCAACGCCTCTAGCGTTGCTGAGTTCTGGTTGCACGAACTGTAATTGGCTGAGATAATCGGA